CATCAAGTAAAGTAGATTTACCTGCGCCATTTTGGCCTACGATTAATGTTGTTGGAGTTCTATCTAGTTGTATTTTTATAGGGTCACTGCCAGTGGAAAGAAAGTTCTCCCACTCACATGATTTAAAATGTATCATACTACCTCTAAGTTTTGTGCTTCAGTATATAGTTTTCTTAATTCAACCTTTATATGTTCTTTATCTAAGTCAGTATCTACAGCATCAACATAAGAGTCTAGAAGTTCGTTAGTATCTTCCAGGGATATTTTCTCGTCTTTTACGCTTTCTCCCAAATACTCTTCAAAGCTTTCAGCTATTTTAAGCTCATATGTTTCTATATTCTGTAATCTGTCAATAAACTTGTCAAACATATACAGGTCATTTTTATTTATAACAATCAGCTTGATAAAATGTTTTTCAAACTGACTGACATCAACTTTGTCATAATCAACTTTACTATCATCATATATGACTTTCTTAAATATTGTTATTGGATTTCTTACAGCTTCTATTTCTCTTGTTTCAGTATCAAGTACATGAAAATACTTAGGGTCATCTACATCAGCCCAAGTAAACTCCATTTGAGAACCAAGATAGGTCACGTTGCCTTGACTTGATTTTGTATGGAAATGTCCTGATAGAACCATTTCAAATCTAGAAAAAACATCAGCACTCATACCATGTGGATTAGGCATCCCTGCCATCATGTCGAATCCTTTCAATTCCAAATGAGCACCAAGTATAGGAGCTTTGCATTGCATAGCCCACTTAGTATATTCTTCATAATTTGAATTATTAATCCAAGGTATTACTGCTACTCCAAGTCCATCATAATCTAGTACAGTTGGCTTCATGACAATATTAACGTTAGACGTGAAGTAGCCTAGTAATTCTTTTAAACTACAAAGTTCGTTTGTGTTCTTAAAATAAACATCGTGATTACCAGGAATAATATCCATAGAAATCCCTGCATCCCGTAAGGGTTCGAGAAAATGTTTTCTATTCTGGTTAAGAGCTTTGAAGTTAACAAATTTACGATGTTCATAATAATCTCCTAAATGTAATATTTGTGTAATGTTATGTTCTTTTAAATATGGAAAGAATATCTCTTCATAGAATCTTTCTTGGTATTTAAGAAATATATCACTACTATTTCTGACACCGCAATGAGTGTCATTCAATATAGCTACTTTCATAACGCCTTTCCTTGACTTTTTATTGCTTGAGATTGTTTAGCTAACTTTATCATTTGTCTATTAGACTTTTCTATTCTTCTATATGATAATGCTACTTTTCTCATAGATTCTGCTACTTGTTTAAGATGTGGCTTTCTTTTTTTAGCTTTAGCCATTCTTTTTTCTGATATAACATTATTACGATTCTTTTGCTTTTGACTCATTTTTTTCATGACATAAACAGCTCAAGCTTTTCTTTCTCTCGCTTTTTCTCCTCTTTTGCAAATTTCTTAATAGCTTCATCTTTTGTACGAATAGTACCAATTCTTTGTCTTAATGTATCTACATAAGCCATTGTTTGTTCTGCTCCTTCGTTATCCATACCCATTGCAACAAAATCTTCTATACCCATCTTTTCGATGAACTTAAATTTAATATCTTGTTGTTTCTTTTCTTTTGTAATTCTACGTATAAATGCAAAATAACAAATTTGAGTAAAGTACGAAAATGCATTAGGCTTACCAGTTCTTGTAGCTGTTTCTATATTGTAATTAGCAATTGCTCTTAAACAATTTTCAACAGCATCCATAACCATTTCTTCTCTATAAGTATACCTTACAAAGTTTGGTCTATGGGAAAGACCTTCAGCAATACGTATAAAACATTTTGCTATGTAATCTGTGACTTTTGGTACTTGTGTATTATTATCTCTCGCTGCACGAGCTTCGACTGCATAGTCCATAACTGCTTGAGAGAATTCTCTGTTATTGACATAATGCGGTTTTTCTTTAGGCTTTAGTTTTTGTGCCATAATTTATCTCCATAATATTATATTATAACATATTTTCAAAGAAAAGTAAACATATTTTTTTTCACTTTTTGGTGAAATAACCGTTTACAAATCTCCCAAAGTATGATATAATAATATAGTCATCCGGGGAGGATAGAGGTATACTAAATTAGTGTAAAGTACGCTTCTTATCCAACTCTTCAGGTAATCCGTCTTCGTACATATCATTGGCCAGACGGTTCTCATATTCTTCTAAGATTTCCTGGTCTGACTTAGTCTGAACTGACTCAACGGGTTTATCCATTTTAAGAGCAAATTGCACATACGTTTCTTTGATAGTCTCTGCTACAGGAACGTGTTGTATAATATCGCTCATTCTTATTTTAAATTGTTTTGCATCACTGAAAGGAAACCATGCGCTAAACTGAATACCACCTAACATACTTGGATTCAGCCTTACCGGTCTTTCCACAATATAATTATCTTTATTTTTAACAGCAACGAGACCAATAATCTCTTCGCCATTCATAAGTTTAAAGTGTCTTATATTTAGTCCTTCCATATTATATATTTATATCAAACATCTTGTAATTGAATCGTTCTTTTGAATATATTTTAATTCTTTCAGCGGCATGTTGTAATGTGTAATTCTTTTGAGATTTCCAATGTAAGTCATCTGCTATATCGTATATTTTAGTTTGCTGATTATTATCGCTTTTTCTTAATCCTCGTCCAATCGATTGAAGGACTCTAATTTGACTTTTACTTGGACTAGCAAAGATAATATTATGTAGATTCCTGATGTTAATACCAGTGCTAAAAGTTCCAATGGAAGCAACAATAATGGCGTCCTTTTCTTTTTCAGTAATCTCACGGACCGATTCTCTTGTATCGACATCTGTTTCTCCAGATACATAAAACAGTTTTCTATTTTTAGAAAAGTATGTATGACTATCAATCTTTTTTCTTAATAAATCATGTAAAGGTTTACCATGTTTTTCTACATAATTAAATAATATTAATGTATTACCTTTTTGGTCCAAAGCTAAATTACTTATAAATCGATTACGAGGCTCGTATCTTACTATAAAATCTAACTCTTGTTGATACTTTTCTTTTATTATCTGCTTACAGTATTCTTCTTTATATTTTAATATTAATATATTTATATCTAATTGACTTAAATCGTCATTATCTATTAATTCTTTTGTAGTAGTGACTTGATATACTGGACCAAATAAACCTTCTAATACTAACTGATGAGTTTGTGTTCCATCTAATGTTCCAGTAGTACCTATACGATATTTTGCATTAGTACATTTTTCCATAATAGATGTTAATGACTTTGCTTTAAAATTATGAGCTTCATCTCCTACAACCATGCCAAAATCAGCAAACCAGGATTGTGGTAATTTATAAACTGATTGCCAAGTTGATATAAAGACTCTTTTATTTACTTCAAACTTCTCTTTACCTGAATATATTCTATGACAGTTTTCTTCATGAGACCAAGTATCCTTAGAAGAATAGTCTCCAAAATCAGAATACATTTGCTCTACTAATGATGTCGTAGGTACTATTAATAATACATTACCATCAAAAACATCTAAGTAATATCTTATAGCTAAATATATGATTAAACTCTTTCCAGAAGCAGTAGGTGATAGCAATAAGGATTTCTCTTTCGAAAGCGTGTGCGAGAGTCCCTCTAACTGATATAGTCTAGGTGTTATATCCCCTCCATTCACAGAGAGGGAAATTTGCGATAATAGCCCCTCGATGTTGGGCTCTAGGGCGGATTCTAGTGTACCATATTGTGGTGATTCTATCACTTCTAGGTTATAATCTCTAACTTCACAAAACTCACGTAAATATTTGTATAGTCCTGTGTATAATGTTTTCTTTCTAGAATCAAATAATCTTATTTTACCGTCCCACATTCTATTACGGTAGGCTGGCATAAATTTATATCCGGGTACAAAGAACTGAAAATGTTCTGACAGTTCCATTTCTATTGATGGGTCACATTGAACATTTAAGAAGACTTCGTTCTTCTTTTGAATGGTTATCGTATCCATTAGATTCCGCTGGTGAACTTCCTCCATTCAATCATGTTCTTTATGTTTTGATGTCTCCATTTAATATTCTCAAGTATCTCTTTAGTAGTATCACATACTTCTTTTAGATATTCTATTTTAGCTTGAGCTTCTTGTATGATAGGGTCAGAGTCGTAGTAATAATCCATATCCCCTTTTAAAACTGTTAGACCGTTAAGTGGGTCATAGTCCCAACCTTTTTCGTCTATTTCTTCTTTACTCATCTTGCCGTTATAATGCATCCATTTGTCTTTAAGAAGCACCTTAAATTCAAGTTCGGCTTTTTTGAGTTTCATTCGGTTTACTGAAAGTATTTCTAGGTATTTACCATGGAGTTTTGCGGAATCTCTTGATGTTTCATCTAGATTCATTTCATCTATAACCGAGTCGGTTTTCCACATTTCTAATATTTGTTGCAAATTGTTCATACTATTATATATTATATCATACTTTTGTGAAAAAGTAAACTGTTATTTTATTTAAATTGAAAATACGTATAAGAAAAACTTACATCCATTTGAACATAATCAATTGATTCAGCTTGTGCATCAAATTCTATTGGTGACATTGATATAGGAAATACTCCTTTAAACTCTACTTCTTTTACTACATTATTATGAGATGAAAGTATAAGTAAAGTAGCATCAGCTTTTAAATCTTCAGCTGCTCCAGTTTGAGCTACATCATGCAACCAATTAAATGTTTCAATATAATTATCTAGATTTTCAGTTATATTCATACGTAAACCTAAATCTTCAAATTGGAGTCTATCACCTGTAAATTGCAAATTGACTCCTTTATATGGCGTCACAGTGGGTGTCATGCTGATTCCAGGTAATGTACACGCCACTGCGAAATATTCTAAGTTCGGGTATTTAGTACTATCAACTTTAAATTGAAACCCTACCGGACTTAAAAAATTTTTATTTGTAGTTAATGTTGCCATATATCTATTTATAAGATTTTACTTCTCGTTTACAAAGTCATTTAAAACTCTTGCAGTAGAAATAACTTCTTCGACAGAAACAAACTGGTCGCCCAATATTCTTTTGTCGTTTGGAAAGTTATCGTTGTGAACGTGAACAGCATCGTTATCTCTATGGATATTACCAGTTAAGATTCCTTCAGCTAATGAGAGTAAATCGGCTCTTATTTCATAACCGCTTTTATTTGCGTTTGACATAATTATTCCTCCTGTGTGTATGTGTTTTATTATGTACTATATTATATATACACAAAAAAAGAGGGCTTTAAAAAAGCCCCCTTAAATTGAGTGTGATTAACTCTGGCTTACACCATGATGTCGTCAACTCTGAAGATTCTAAAGTACTGGTTAGCACGGTTAGTACCCACGCCATCAGCAGCTACGAATGGGTTTGCGACCATACCGTATCTAGTTTTGAATCCCATTCTTGGTTGGAAATCGTTCTCACCCACTGCTTTAACCATTGTTAAAGGTACGTAAGGACAATAGAACATACCAGCGTCATACGGGTTAGTTCCTCTGTATCCAACACAAACGAAGTCAGTTGTTGCATAAGGATCGATGTAAACTTTAACTCTTCCATTAAGAACACCAGCAAAAGTATTACCTGTGTCATCAACGTTTAAGTTAGCGCTTAAAGCTGGTGTGTAATCTAACATTCCAGCAGCTGCTAAAGCTGAAGCTACGTCTGAAGAACAGATAATGAAATTACCTTTTCCTCTTCTTGTTTCTTTAGCGATAACATTACATTCTCTCTCAATCTGCATGATGAGACCTTTAAATCTCTCAACCATCCATCTTCCGTCTGAGTCTGTGTTAACATCAAAAATACCACTTACAGCAGTTGAAGTTTGTAAAGCACCAATTTTAGCTTTTGTTAAAATTGTTCTAACAACTTCCCTGTTGATTTCAGCTAAGATTTCAGCTGATAGGATATTAGCCAATTCGCCTTCAGCATCCAATCCATGGATTGCTTTAAGGTCTTGTGCTAATTCCATTGTGTACTCAGCTTTTAAAGCTCTTGACTTAGCAGTCACAGTTGATTTCTCAATTGAGAATGCCATTTCGCCGAATGAACCGTCTCCGGATTCACCAACGCCAAGTCTTTCTGCCGCTGCAGTACCAAGACCAGAACCGAATGTTGAAACTGTATCAGCTTCGTCCGCAATTGTTGCGTCAGTATCAGCATCAGTTACGCCACTTAGACCTGTTGGGTCAGCTTGGTGTGTACCTGTTCCTGAAAAATCAGTATCGGCTTCGTCTAAACCTAAAGCTTCTGTTCCGCCTTGGGTTGAGTATTTTGATTTCATTGCAAAGATAAGTCCTGTTGGACCACTCATTGGCTGAACGCCAGCGATATCATAAGCAATAAGGTTAGGCATAGCTCTACGTACGAGAGAAATTAATACTGGGTCAAATGAACCAATATTGCCGCCACCAATATTATTAGCAGCTGCAGCCTCAGAAATAAAATTTCCTTGTGCTTGATTTCTTTCTTCTTGTAGGGCAACCTCTTGGTTTTCTAACAATCTAGCTGTGACAGCTTTCTTGTAGTTATCCTGGATAGGTGAAACTGACTCGTGATCGAGTACAGGACCCCACTTTTCCATTAAGTTTCTATCTGCGTTAAACATTTTTAGTTTCCCTTATTTAATGTGATTAGTTATAGCTTGTGTGTATTGGCTCATAGAATCTGAAGTGTCTGCATCGACCTCTCCTGCTCCTAATAAGCTGTCTACTTCGTCCACTGATTCTTCAGAATCATTTTTGAAGTAAGATTCTTTAACAGTTTTAACTTTGACTTCAAAGCTTTCTTTGTTATCGAATTCTATATCTTCTACTAATGATGCTAATTTTTCAGCTTCTGTTTCTGCAAGCCCTGAAGATTGTTCTCTTACTACTTCTTGCTTTTCATATTCTTGAACAGCTTCATGTAATTTGATATTATCTTCTGTGGTTTTGTTTAAAGTCTCTTCTAGTTCAGTGACTTGTTCGTTGAGGTCATCAACTAAGTCTTCTTTACCTTCAGGTACTTCTATATAGTGCTCTTTGAACACTGACTGAAGTGAAGTCATAAACTCTTCAGCAATTTCAGTCCTAAGACCTTGTTGCACTTGTAGTTCATTTTCTTTCATCCAACCTTCTACTACGTAGTTAAGATATGAATCTACCTTTTCTACTAATGAAGTGTGAACTTCAGATACTTCTTCTTCTAAGTTTTGCGCATATTCTGCTTCGAGTCTGTCAACTTCTTGGCTTAACTTACTAGTAAGTACTGCTTCAAAAATTGCACTTGCTTTTCCACGGAATCCTTCAGACAAAGTAGCCTCTTCATTAATGATTGCATCTAAGTCTTCATCAAAATCAATTGCTTCAACCTTAGCTTTTGCTTTAGGTTCAGGCATTTTACCTTTTACTGCATTTTCTGCATCTTTTTCGGTTTTGATTTCATCTGATACACCATCAACTTTGATTAACTGTGCATAAAGGTTTTTTGCGTCTTGTGCGTTAGCCTTTTTCATCATATTTACTGTTGCTTGAATGACACCAGCTTTAGTTTTAGGAACTTCCATTTGCTTGACTTCTTGTTCGTTATATTCTTTAACTTCCTCGTCGTCTTCTTCTTCAGTTTCCTTAACTTCTTCTTCGTCTTCGTCAGAAGAATTCATATCTTCATACTTTTTACCAGAATGAACTTTTTTCTTCTTCTTACCGTGAGCCATTTCTTCCAATGATTCCTCGTCTAAATTTTCATTCTCAACGAGCTCATCTACTTGCTCTTCTTCAACAGAATCTACGATATCTTCGGCATTATTTAAAACGTCGTCTGACATAATAGTCTCCCTTATATTTTTAGATTTAATTTAGAGAGGAAATTTTTAAACGCTCTTATTTCAGCTTCATGTAAATCTTTACTTGGAGCACGTTTGATTTCAGTCTCAATTACTTCAATATCTTGTTGACGAATAAGCCCATTATCCCATACCCATTCAACACCTTCCATAACTCCATTTACAAACGCACTTGGAGCACTTGGGTCTTGAACAATATCGATTGTAGATAACATAAAGTCATCTCCCACATATTGAGCGCCATTCTTCGATACAAGACTTCCCATACCACGACTTGAAACACCAAGCTTAACACCACCTTCAAGAAGTCCTTCGACTATTTTTCCCATAGGGGTTTTAAGTATTGATGCCTTTCCTATAACATCGCTTCCTTGCCAATGCAAATCTTCGATTTTATGTGAAACTTTATCCAGGTTTACAGTTGGTCCTTCTGGATGATTTAACTCTCCAACTGCTCTTCCTGTTTTAACTTGTTCGGTCACATATTTTTCTACAGCATTTTCAAGAGTTGCTTTCTCGTATACACGACCATTTCTGTTCTTTTTGTTAGATTGCATGAACACACCTTCAATGAAGTAATTCTTTTCTCCATTCTTTTTCTGTTCTGCAATAACTTCTAAATTATTTTCTACGTATTCTGTTATTAATTTCATTTAAATACCTAGTTATGGAAGGTATTATCCTTCCGGTTGTTCTTCTTCAAGTTCAGCTTCATTACGCTGAACCATACTTGATGCAACTTCTATTTTCTTAGCATCAAGTGCTGCTGACAATTTATCGGCCATAACAGTTTTAAACTGTTTATTAGCTTTAACGTTGTCACCGTCATTTAAATTTTGTATCAATTCATTAACATTCATAGTTTTTTAATCCTTGTTTATATATTTATAAAATTATCTTTCCCACTAATACCTTCTTGGTGCGGGTGTATTATCCCAACGTGGGTCATCCCCATCTGGTGGTTCATTTTCACCAGTTTTAGTCTCCTGGTCGATTTGTTTTTGAATTTCTTCAATTTCATCGTCAGTTTGACGTAATACGTTTTTACGTATCCATTCATTTGAAATGTATTTACCTACATATTCATCTAAGCTGCCTAGCATTTCAAATCTTTCTCTCAGCATTTCTGATTGTTTAAGTTCAGAAAAATAGTTATCTTCAATAAAATTAAATACTATTGATTCTTTCCATTCTTTCCAATCAGCTTCAGTAATAATACCTTTTAATAAAAGCTGAGTTTTAAGTAATTGCATAAACAAATCAGAAAATCTTTTTCTTAATCTGTCTATAAACTTCTTAAACTTTACTTCGTCTCTTGTAATCTCAGTAGTTCTACCTAATGAGAATTGAGCCTCTTGTTCTAATCTATTAACTGGAACATTTAATGATTTATATAATTTTTTCTGGAAATATATAATATCATCTATTTGTCCTAAGTTTTCGCCGCCTGGTAGCGTGGTAATTTCAGTTCCTCTTCCACCTTCTCTTCTTGGTAAGAAGAAATCTTCTAACATACTCATATGTTTTCTATCGTCTTTGATATCACCAGTCTTAGCATCATATACCAATTTGTTTCTATATTGATTCATAATACCTCTTAGATATTCTTCGGCTTTACCTTTAGGTAAATTACCAACATCAATATAAAATATCCTACGTTCTGGGGCACGTGATATTCTGTATATAACCAATGAATCTTCCATCATTCTTAATTGATTTACTGGTTTTAATGCTTTATGTAAGTAAGATAGAATTCTTTTTCTACCTGGGTCCATTACTCCAGATGTACAATATGCAATTGCATCTGGATATATTTTTAAACCTTGTTCTGCGCCATTCATTGTCTTATCTTGGAATAAGAAAAACTCATCTACTTTTTCAATAAGTTTTGCGCCTGTCTTAGGGTCTTGTTTCTCCTCAATCTCTTTAACTTTTCTTAGTTTAGTTGGGTCAATATACCTAAGTTCTTTTATACCTTTTTTAGGACTACCTTTTTCAATAATAATATGATACGGTAATCTTCCATCAACATACCATTTTTTAAATATGTCATGAGCATACTGATTAAAGTTTAATAACTTCAATACTGAGTCAAACTCATATTTTATTGTTTCTTTCATTTTATCAGAGATATCAAGTTCGTCCATAACTATATTTACAGGTGACTCATCATGGTCTCCTACTATTGATTCATTTATTATATCCTCAATAGCAGCATCACATTCTGGTTGTGCTGATATATCTCTGTATTTTAAAATTAATTCAACTTCATTTTTGACTTTGTCGCCGTCCATATCAATGTATGCGCCAAAATGTCCTCCCGCTTGAATAACACCGGAGCCGTCCTCGTCCGTTTTAGGAACAAAGGAAGGTAGCTCTTTTTGAGCTGTTTTTCTTTTTATTTCAAAACCGAATAGTTCTGCCATATTTTCCTCACTAAATCAGAGGGGATATTTTACCCCCTCTGAAATTATTTATATACCTACGATGTAGTGTCTGATTCCCAGTATTGTACCTGGAATTCACACGTGAACTCTTCAATAGTATTTTCTGAATCATAACTTACTTCTATCTCAGAAATGTTAGTTGGAAATATACCTCTAAAGTTATATGTCTTCGTAACTTCTCCAGCTTTATTCAATTGCTCAACAACTGCGTCAGCTTGATAGTCAGTAGGATTAGATAATCCTGTGTTTTCGTTATTATTGTTAATACCATTACTCCAACGTTCCATAGCATTTCTAACCTCGAAACCAACATCATTAATGATAGTTACGTTCCATGGGTCAAATGTTCTGTCACCAGCAATTTGCAATGTTCTACCTCTGAATAATACAGGGATAGGTGCAATTATTGATGCAGGCATTTGAGCTGTTTTACACATAAATGATGTAAGTTCTACATCACCTTGTGCATAACTAGGAAAGTTCAAAGTGACTTTGAATAAGTTAGCTCTTGCTCCACCGCCTACAAGCTTTGATTTAAAATCGTCTACGCCTAATATTGCCATGTCTTATCCTCCTATGAACCTGCTATTTCTGAGAATTCAACCCCAGACCTAGTCGCTATGAAGTTTAGTGATATAAAGTTAATACTTCTTGAAGGCTTGATAAAGATATCAGCCACAAATTTATTACCATCAATCACTGCACTTGTGTTGTTAGTGGTGTCACAGATAACTTGAAAATCTGATAGTCCACGTCTACCTTTGACGTCTCTTAAGAACGGTTCAACTAAATTTCTGAACTGAGCTCTTGTAAATTCGTCGTTAAATTCGAATAGTTGGGCTTTAGCTGCTGTGCTAATTGCCTTTTCTAATGCAATGAACAGTCTTCTTACATTTATTCTATCGAATGCTGAAGGTCTACTTAATAAAGTTTTGTCACCAAATAATAATGTACCTTGTCCAGGTAATGATACTAATGGGTTGACTCTTGCTTTATAAAGAGTATCTCTATCAGCTTTCTTTGGATTGAAAGCTAATTTAGTTACGCCTAATAGTTGACCTCTGTTAACACCTGCTGGTGAGAACCATGAATCTGCTACTGAATCAGTATTTGCGCATAGTCCTGCCATATGTCCTGATGCACCGATATATCTGTATACGTCGTTATATTTGTCGTAAACATATACCGCTGAAGAATCACATGAAGCATATGATGTTGAAGTTAATCCATCTGCAAAAGCTTTTACATTAGCTGCTGCTGATGATGTATTAACTGTGTCGTCTATTGGTGGCGAAATAAATGCCATACAATCTTTTCTTGCATTTACTATGGATATTAAATCTTCTGCAATTGCTTCAGCGCCATCAACGTCTGGAGCTGCAAAAAGTAAATTAACATCTACAGTTTCTGCGTCTTCGAGTAAATCGAATCCTGCTGCTATTTCTCCTGTCGTAGGAGCGTTATCGTCGGTTCCACCTGAAAGTGAAGCCTCCATTGCTGAACCATGAGTCTTAAATGTATTAGCGCCTTCTGAATCAGTGTTAGCTGCTTTTGCGGCTGCTAAGGTAAAGCCAGCTTCATCTAAATTTGTATCATGGTCAATCCAACGTATATATTCAGATTGATTATTGATTACATCTTTATAAAAGTTTGTAGTACCATCATCTTTTTTAGCATCAGATGCTTGTGATAAGAATCCAAATGCTTCTAATACTGTACCAGCTGTTCCGGAGATAGCTCCGTCTTCATCTATAACACATACATGCAGTTCGTCGTTAGTAACGCCAACTGCAGCTGCCGCTGTAGATGTACCTGGTGCAGCATCAAAGTTAGCTTTGTGAGCCCAGCCATTAAAGACTGAATCACTAGAGCTATGTGATATCATTGATACTTTTATACTATTACCCAGTACTCCTGGATGTTTAGCTGCCCAATTACCCAAGTTAAGACTACCATCTGAATAGTTATTCAAATAATGTTCATCATTTTTTATCAGCTGTCCTGTTCCTTGTGCAGTCGCGTTAAGGTGACCACTAGAAACTCGAACCACTTTAAGTGCATTACCATACTTTAAAAAAGATGCTGCAACTAGAAAGTGTTTAGCTGTGGAATCATCTGGCGAACCAAATATCTCAGCAAGTTCGTTTTCAGAACCTACAGTCACTATTTGCTCCGTCGGACCCCAGTTGAACGAGCCGGCAAATCCACCAATACTGGTTGATACTGCTGGGACTACATTCGTTGCGTCAATTTCTTTTACCTCGACGCCTGGTGATACTTGAAATGCCATCGCTTTGTCCTCTATTTTGAGTTAGTTAATATGTATACATAATACGAATATTCAATACATACTTATTTATAATCTTTTGTTCTCTATCGTATTAATTCTACTTCTTGTGAATTTAATTCTATTATTGGATTCATATCATGTGATACATTTTGTACTTCATGTTCATGTTCTATACCATTTTTAGACCATTTAACAATATCTCCTTCATATTGCATAGTGTCTACCTTTATTTTATCTTCAAACATAGAAACATATGTATTAGGCTTAAGCCAATAATCTCTATTTCTAAATTTTAATAAAACATTCTTAGGTAAATTTTCTCCGGTAGCATCCCTATATCCTGCAGTACCTGGAGTTGAATTAACCTCAATAAATATTGGTGGTTCTTTTTTTCTATCTTTTGATGGGAATATATCTACACCAACCCATAATCCATCAACAGTTTTAGCAGCTTTTTCTACATGCTCTATTTCTAACTCAGTTAAATCTATAGGTTTTGGCTTTGAGCCAAGTGATACATTACTTCTAAAATCTTTTTCTACCATTGGTCTCATAATAGCACCATGGAATTTACCACCAATTACATGAGCTCTTATATCATACTTAACACCATCAATCATATCTTGTAGTAATACACCCATATTCGGGTCTAATTTATATAACAACTGTACAGTAGAATGTAATGAACTTTCTGAATCTACTTTAATAACACCAACACCTAATGAACCTGTAAGTGTTTTTAGAATAACTGGATATTTAGCACCTAATCTATCCATAGCATCTAAAGCTTTTTCAGGGTGGTGTATAAGAACTGTTTTAGGTTGAGTAAGCTCTGCTTCAGCTAAATATAAGCTGGTCCTATATTTATCAGATGTAATTTCCATACATCCTCTTGTATTAACACAACATACTCCAGCCCTTTCTAACTGTGTAAGTAAGTTTGACCAACCTTTTCTTTTAGTCATAGGTGCCCTTACAAATATAATAGTATTTTCATCCACTAAAAACTTTCTTTCTTTTTCAGCTAAACCATCGTAAATATATCTATTACCATCTTCATCTAAGTCTGAATATATACCAGCAACTTCTATTTTGAATGCTTTAAGACCTAGCTTTTCTCCCTCTTTTATAAAAAGGTCAGCAGTCTTTTCCCCTGATTCTTTTTCTTCAGGGTCATCGTACCAAATATAAACAAACCTATAATCTCTTTCATTAGGAGCTTCAGTTATTGTTTGTTTACCTTTTCTATAATCACTAAAATTTTGCATTTGTTCCATTCCACTCTTGCTCAAACCAGATGTTTCCATCTTCGTCTTTAGTATATTTATCCTTTTCGTAGTTCCCACTCTCTACATATCCAAATGGAAGCATATCGTCTTGGATAGCTTGTAATCTTTCTTTGTATAACATATCTTTCATATCAATATTAGTTAACGATTGGAATACGTCAGTTGTTGTAAACCAAGCAAATAAAACTAAGTTCATCATTATATCATCATGATTAGGAGCTATTGCCATATAAGTATTACCCTTACTTACGAATGTACTCATTTCAACTATTGTATTAGCATCATTTATTTTAAGCTTACCTTGTTCTATTAAGTCTTTAATACTTGAACATCCAATACGCTTAACTCTTCGAGTCATAGTAGCACCAAGTGCGTTTGCTTTAATACTTGATTCTACAAACATGTTTTCATATTCTAAATCATAATATAAACCATTACAAACAACAGCTCCCTGGTCATTACTTTCAATTACTACATAACATTCATTATATGTATTTGCATATTTGTATATAATGTCAGGTAATAACATTGGAGATGTATTATTATCTCTAAATACACAAACCTGCTCAAAAGGTGTAGTTGATACATCAATAATTGTAAAAGTACTGTAATCTTGACTTCTACCTTTTGATACATCAACTGTCATTACATATTCATGTTCTTTTACTGGTTGCTTATATATCCAAACATTTTCTTTAAAAAATTCTGGTTCTACACTTACTTGAGCTAATAAATGATTAGCACTTATAAGTGTATTACCTTTCCCATGAAATGTATTACCAAATTCTTGTTCAAACTGTAATTCCGATGTATTCGCTACAGTTTCTTTTCTCCATTTTTCATCTCTTCCTGGTACATCCCACCAATCTACTCTAAATGGTATAAACTCATTAGTCTTTTGTACTGCGCCTTCCCATAGTTTATGATACACATTACCAATACCATTTGCTGTAGAAGTAATAATAATCTGAGTATCTCTACCAGCTGATACTACTGGATAAGTTGATGTATAAAATTGTGCATCATTTTCTACAAAAGCAAACTCATCAAGGAATAGTAAATTAATAGACATACCCCTTATAGAATTACCACTTGTTGCAGAAGCTACAATCTTACTATTATTACTAAACTCTATACTTCCTTTATTTAAAGCTTTACATCCTGGTTGTAAAAAGAATGGTAAGTTTTCTAGTGCAAGTGTTATACGCGCTAACATTTCTCTAGCAACTGCACCTTTATTTGCTAATATGGCAATTGTTTTTTCTGGATGAAAACACGCGTACCATAAAAGATATACTACTGATGATATAGATTTTCCGCTTTGTCTACAAGCTAATACAATACTAAATCTATTATCATTAAAATGCTCAAACATTTTTTCTTGATAAGGATATAAATCAAATGGCACTAATCCTTCATCTAATGATATAATTTTGATGTACGTACGCGCGAAGTACGCTGGGTCTTGCATACACTTATGGTATTCTAAGACTTGTTCTTTTGTAAATTCAGTTTCAACACCATCACGTTTTACAGATGGATTTCCTAAATAACCGAACTCATTATTTTTTAACTTCTGCATCTATAACATTATCTTTATTTAATAACATCCTTTGCAAATCAGTAGTACTGCCCACAAACATATTATTATTAGTCACTTGTCTTGCTTCTTCTTTCTCGTCTTTTTGTAAATCTTTTTTCTGTTTTTGAAGAGCCATAAGCTTTTCAGTTGTATCACCTATGTTCTTTATTGTTTGAGAAAGTACTTCAAACGCTCTTGGATGTTCAGACTCTCTTGCTAACTCAGCAAGTACGTCCATTGACCTTGTACCTGTATATATTAAATCTTTATAAGTTTTACGTGAAAACTCATAATCATCTTTTACATCTTTATCTATTTTTATAGGTCTATTATTTTTAATTGTTGGCAGATTCTTTTCTAAACTTTTTACCATTTTATCTTTTTTATCCATTATCCACCTTCAGTTTTAGTTGTTGTCACTGTGAAACTTGATTCAGTATCTGTATTACCTATTGTAAAATCAATTTCCTCAAATGTTCTACCAACATTATCTTTTTCATGGAAATCAAGATTAACTTCACGTATAATTTTTTGGTCTCCAGTAGGACCAAAGAACTTCATTTTCATAATAAAGTCTAGTTGATATATAAGTACTCTTCTTTCTGTAAAATCCCCTTCGTATTGGTCATCAATTGCAACACTATTTAATATTACAGAAACATCTTGTTTATAATTAAATCCTGATACTGGTGTTATGGTCACATTATATTCTGGCTGAAAATATGGTAATATTTGCTCAACTATTTGCAAACCATCATCTTGATTTTTAGTCATAATAAATAATGACATACCAATATCATAAGCTGTATAATGTTTAATTGTTTTTTTCTTAGTTATATCTGAACCATGAGTTTCAGAAATACTATTTCTTTTTTGTAATTTTTGAGTTTGGTCTAATGTTAAACTATTTATTTCAAAAGCCATTCTTGGTAATTTAATACCCATTTGAGCGTCAAATCCAGTTGATGAATCTAGCCTAGCTAAATACTTTTCTTTAGGTCCATAAGCTAAAGGAACTCTTATTTGATTAATAGTACTTCCATCTGCTTTTTTTCTTACAACAGATAAATTATTAAACAGTGTACCAAAAACAGCCACTGATTTTCTCATTGTTGCGTGATAAAAATGGTCACCAAACATTAGTAAGTCTCCGATGGGTCGCCAAATGGATTTGATTCAGAAAAATCTATAAATCCATCAGCTGTTATTTCAAAATCTATATTTTGAGCTTCTTCATCAGCTGCCCATGATGTTCCAGTTTGATTTGTCACATCACTATATATTGTAGCAATAGTACCAGTAAATCCTGATTCTTTACCAGTTATTGTAGCACCTGTTGTAAATGTTTTAGTTTCAGTTGTACCATCACTTCCAATATTAGAAACCCATATTTTACTTAGTATATCTGATGATTTAGTTCTTTGTTGGACTTCACCAAATACTCTTACAGCTGGTGTACCACCAGAAGCTGGTGTAATTATTTGTTCTACTATTTCTCCTACTGTAAAGTGATTACCACCTGTAATTGTAATATCCATAGGCAATTGATATGCAGCTTTTGCAGTTGCAGTATCTATTGATTCTACTCCAGTTTCAAAGTCTTCATCATTATATTCAAATAATGAACATTCCATTTTATAAACTGGTATATTAGATAATTGATAAAAAGGTTGTTCATCTTCTACAAAATTAATTTCAAAAAATGAATTAGTCATAGGTAAAAATACTAAGTCACCTTCAGCAGGTTTAGGATTTTCTACCTGTGATGAGAATGGACCAACTCTATCATCCCATCTTCTTCTTGATACTATGAATGTTGCAGTATCTTTTATTTGTAGACCAAACTTAGAATATAAATCACCTTCACCTTCAAAACCTTCAGTATTTTCAATATACATTTCCATAAGAAAAGCATCATCAAATGTAGAAGCTGGGTCTTCATTTAAAATGCTGTCTCGATTTACAATGGTACGTGGAATGTAATAGACATCTTGTCCATATATTCCTAGTGATTCTATTATCAGGTCTTCGTAAAGATTCTGTTCAGATTTTACGGCCTGAGAAAAGTATACGTTTCTCGGCATGGTTATCCTGTCATGAAGTCAATTGGTTGTTCCCAATTCAATCTTGCTTCTTCCTCTAATCTTGTAATTTCTTCGTTTGCATCGTCAAATAATTGACGTCCATTAAATGTCACACCACCTGGCATTACCATACCTTCAAACTTTAATAAATTAGTTCCCCATTGTCTTTTGATTAATGCTGTTGCATATCTTTTTAAGAAGTAATCATTATATACATCAGTAAATGTATCAGGGTCTATAATTCTATAACATTCTACTACAAGATAATCATCAACATCTACTTCTTCATCCCAATCCATAAAAATATCTAATCTGTTTTTATGTCTATCAAAGTTAATTTGCTTATGGTCTGAATCTACTACAACATCTAGTAAAGATAAAAATTGTCTACTCATTACATATTCAGTTAAATTACCCATAAAGCCAACTGAATGTATATCGTTTAAATGTATTTGATATCTAATATCAAACATATCAGTTGATGTGACGGAATCTCTTATTGGCATAACTCTTACAACATCAGTGATTGCATCATTTAATGCTATATAACCATTTTCAATATCTCCTTTTGATATTGAACTTATTGTTGCTGTTGCGCTAGTTGTATCACCAGTAATTGTTTCATTTGCTGCAAAAGCTACATTAGTATCATCTAATTGATTATATGTAATTTTTGTAGCAGCTGCAGTTTTTATTACAGCTTTAGCACCAGATGTTCCACCGGTAATAGTTTCACCTACTTGGAAATTACCAGCTACTGATGCGGTTAAAGTTAATGTTGAATTAGTGACTTTATGTTTTAAATAAAATTTTTCTATAGAATCAGCATGATAAAACTGATAAAACTGTAAAGCTTCATCTATTCTATCATCAATTTGGTCTTCATCAACATTAATTTCAATTACAGGCGCGCCTAAACTTCTTAAGCAATAATCACTAAATGTTTGTCTTGTGTTTGGTTTTGCCATTGTTTATTCCTATTATATTCTATTTATAATCTTAATCGTCCCAATTTGTTTTTGCTGTGTTTGCTTCAGATGATGAAGTATAAAACTCATAAATATCTAGTTTATCTGTTTCATGTTTTATCAATACAAACATTCCTCCTCCATTTCCTAAAGATTCTTCTATTTCTGTATTGTCCTTTATTGTTGATGTCTTTGCCATTAGTAATGTCCTGTACTTGTATTGTTCATGTCATGTGCTTGAATTGAAAAATTAACATTATATCCAGCTGGTGCTGGGAATTGTATATGAAAAGCTCCTCCTGAATAATATCCACCGCCAAAATCGCAAACAAATGTTAAATATCCATCACTTGAATTGTAAGTATTCAAAGTAGCACTACCTGAACCATTATTTACTGTTTGACTATTAATAACTGATGCAGTTGAAGCGTACATATACCCTGACCTTTTTACATCTACAATATGTCCACTAGCTCCATAAGCATACCCTTCCACATGACCTACAAACATAATATTATTACTAGTTGCTATATTTGTTTTTATATGCCAATATCTACTAGTACTAGTAGTTGTCCAACTTGTACATACATTTCTATATTCTTTACAAGTAGTGGTCTGATAAACTTGAGCCTCATTTGCATTAGCTCCAGAAACATGTAGTCTACCATGTGGTGTGGAAATTCCAATACCAACATCACCATCTTCATTAACATACATTTTTAACGCATTATTTACATGTAATTCAAACTCTTCACTTGAATTACATAATAATTTAACTTTATTATTACCAGCATTTTTAAATAAAATACCACTTGCGCCTGTAGCTGATTTATCAATCGTAATATATTCATCACCTGTACCATCACCTATTTGAAGAGATGTACCAGCAGAAGTTGTTCCTATACCAAAATTACCATTACCTAATAACCTCATTCTTTCTGTATCATTAGTATGAAATCTAATACCAATGTCATCTGCTGTTCCTAAGAATAAGTTTGAGCCTGATATACCTAAATAAGCATCTTTATCTGTATCTGTTTCATGTAATAAAACTAATGGTTGTACACCGGCAACATTTATTCCTCTTGAATTACCACCAAATGAACCATGTTGAAATGATGTAGCTCCTACTAATAAATTTCCATTAGAATCAATACGCATTCTTTCACTGGCGTTAGTAGTAAAGGACATGTAATCGCCGCCTGAACCGTGATAATAGAATATTTGTCCTACATCATCATCATCTGCATCTGCAAATTGAATATATCCACCATTAGCATTAGGTGATTTAAGTCTTAAATTTGACCAACTAGTAGATTCATTTAATATCATTGAGCCACTACCACCAGCTATATGAAGTGCTTGTGAAGGTGAACTTGTTCCTATACCTACTTTACCATCAACGGTAACGTTAGCAATATTACTTCCTCCACCAATAAGTGTAGAAAATCTAAAAAAACTATTTACAGTTCCACTACCTGGTGCACTTTTAGGTTTAAATACAAATTCTGGTGTACCACTATTATATCCATTATATGTCATTGCAACTTGGTCATAAGCTGAAGAATCCCCTGCATTAGATAAAACAATTCCAGTACTTCCTCCTGCTACTTCTAACTTGCCATCAGGTGAAGATGTTCCAATACCAACATTACCAGTACTACCAACAATTCTCATTCTTTCAGCACCACCAGAATTCATTTTAGTTAAGAATAAAATAGGAGCATCTTCTTCTGTTCTTATAAATAAATTTCCTGTTCCTCTATGATGTATACCAGAAGATGTATTTGCTCCACCATTATTTCTAATAATTCTTAAACCATAATCAGTATATGTAGTGTCTCCAATTAAATCAATATATGAATAATGATTTTGAGAAGTACCAGCTCCAACTTCAACATTTGTATCATTACCAGCATTAGCATTTACTATTACATCTTCTAATATAGCTAATTTTTTATTTGCAAGCCATCTATCATTTGTTTCATCCCATGTAAAACTAGCGGCTGAACCATCAATAACTATACCACTTCCACCTGATTGTGCTTCAGTTTGACCAACTCCTAATGTAATTGTTTTATCAGTAACGTCAAGGTCAGTGACACTTGCACTGTTAACGTTTCCTGTAATATCTAAATCACCAGTGACTGTCAATGTACCTGTGACTGTTGCACCAGCAGAAGATGTTTCAAATTTTAATACATTATTGTGATAAAGAGTCACCGCGCCATCTGGTATTGCAAGAATGGAATTTTCTCCGGCTTTAGCTTGTATATAAAGAACATTACCGGCACTTCCTTGTATAAGATTATTAGTCCCATCATAATGAATCTGTAAATCATTATCGGTTCCTATGCGCAATCTTTCGTTATCAGCAAAATCTACATGAGCTGATTTATCTAATAAGTTTGCTGGTATTTTAGTTAATGCCATTTATTATTCCTTATATGGTTTTCTTGTACTACCTTTTGGGTATTTATCTTTTATTTCTTTTATAGCTAAATAAAATTTACCTGTTTTATCTAACTTTCCTTCGTTTATATCATGCCATAACATGTCTAATTGTTCAGCAAAATGTGGATATTCCTTTACCCTCGATATATCATGTGTCCACTCTATTTCACGTGGGTCAAAATCATCTGGTACTGGTCTTCCGTTTGCGTCTAAATGAAATCCTTCACTCATTAAAATTCTCCTGTTGTGTTATCTGAATAACTTATTGCAGTGACTCTAGGTGGCCAATAACTTGAACTATGTCTTTGATAATCAGCTTGTATATCTATAAAGTCTAATCTTGCACCTATATACTGACTTCCAGCACCTCCTGCAGCTGCTCTTAAAACTATATAACCATCACTTGCAATATAAGCGCCGTGACAAAAATCATGTCCACCTGAACTAATTAAATTTTCAACTGTGCTTTGGTATAAACCTCCATTCCAATTATGAAATCCCCACATTCCTTTTATTGTTTGCGCAGATGAATATCTATATCCTGTTGCTTCAATTGCAATCATACCAAATGTTCCGGCGCCAGCTCCACTAGGTATATTTGTTTTCATATGAGCATAATCAGCGCCTGGATTTGTTTTGTAATAATGATAAAATCCGATTACTGTAGGTGTAGAGTCTATATCACCACTTGTATTTGGTGGATTAATAGTTATCATACCAACACCATTTGCAGTACTTGTAGTACCACCTAATTCTAATGAAGTACTTGGATTATTTCTATGTATTCCTACATGGCCAGTTGATTCAATACGCATTCTTTCAGTTAAGGCTGTACCATTTGATGTTGAAAACTGTAAATATCCTTCTCTATTGGCAGAAGTAGCATTAGATTTTAAACCTGCAACAGAACCAAGAACATCTGACCTAGATACACCATCATCTGTGACAGCACCAAGTTCAACTACACCACCTTTATTAGCAGCTTGACCAGCCCTATTAATGAGTCTTAATTTTGATACATCTCCTGTAGCACCACCATGTTTAATTGTTGGATTAATAGGAATTCCAGCGCTTGTAATATGTACTTCTCCTGTATGTAGAATACGAGCTCTTGTTGAGCCATCACCAGTTTCAAAATTAATATATCCACTTGAGCCATCAATAACTTGAACTGTATTAAGATTAGAATCATCTGCTAAAATTAGCCCTGCACTTCCACCTCTTAAATATAAAAAATTATTTGTGTGATAAGTAAATCCTGGAGATTCAAAGTTTGTTCCTTTCAATAAAAATTGTAAATTACCAGTACTAGTTAAACGTAAGGCATTATCTTTTGCGCCTACTCCAAATGTTAAAGTTTGGCCGGCAGATGAACCACCAATGTATAATTGATTTGAGGTACCATCACGAACACATGTAAACTCACCTATTCTTGTTGAACCTTCATGTAATGCATATCCCCAAAAATTAGCCGATTCAACATCAGTGCTTGTATTTATTGCACTTATCAAATCACCTTCACCAAGACCAACTACAAATTTATGAGCAAGTACTGTTTTATTAATACCAACATTTTTATTTGTATCAATTGTTAATGCAGTACCATCGTTTTGAATTAATCTAAATTCATTATTTGATGTTGTTCCTAGATATACAGTAGAATTATTAGATTGATAAGCAGCAAATACTGAAGTTCCTCTAGTACTTCTTATAATATTTCCACTACCTGCAGTTGCTTCTATTAAATAATTGTTTGCTACAGTTGCGCCACCTAATGCTATATTATCAGATGATACAATTCCATTAACATCTAATTTAGTTGAAGGAGTAGCAGTTCCAATACCAGCATTACCACCTCTTAAATTTAAAGTTTCTGTTCCACCTGCTATAAATCTCATTCTTCCGCCTTCACCAGCCGAAGTAGCAAACTGAGTTATTTGTCCATAATCAGCATCAGTACCATCTCCTAAATTAATAATCGCGCCATGCCCAGTAGAAGCTGATTCTATTCTCATTGCTGAATAAGCACTTGAAGGACCTTTTATATGGAATTGATGTGTTGGCCCAGTGGTATTAATTCCAAAGTTTCCAGATGCATCAAATTGTGCTCTTTGAGAACCACCCGTATGAAATTGTATACTTTCAGTACCAAACTCAGCATTAGCATCAGCTTTTAAAACTAAACTTCCACTTAAACCTTGTACAGTAGCTTCATAATTAACATCAGAATCTGAAAAAGTTAAAGTAGGAGTAGCATTTGTTATAGTTATATCACCACTATTTACTGTTCCTGTAAATGTAGGCGAAGCTAATGGAGCTTTTGCAGCTAATGAGTTTGTCACAGTTGTACTAAAGTTAGCATCATCACCTAAAGCAGCTGCTAATTCATTTAATGTATTTAATGTACTTGGTGCGCTATCAGCCAGATTAGCTAACGCAGTCGTTACATATGCTGTAGTAGCTAATTTAGTACTATTATCAGATGCACTTTGAGTAGTAGTGGTTGGACTACCGCCTAAAGCAATATTATCTGATATTACGTGACTTGATACTTTTGTTCCTGCCATATTATCCTTCTAATGTTTCTATTCTAGATTTTAAATCTTCTATTACTGTTTGTTGTTCTTGTATTGTTTTTACGAGTAATGGTACAAGTTTTGAATAATCTAACTCTTGATAAAAAGGTTCTGTACCTGTTTTTGTCCATGTTTGTCCTTCATCAGTTTTACAAAAGTGTTCATACACTCCTTCATATACTATATTATCATCAGAATCTTTAATTGTTCCTATCTCCATCATGTGGTCTTTATCACCTCTTACACTACCTGGAACTATATCTGAAACTTCATGAGCTAAAAATCCTTGTACTGTTTTACCTGGTTTTTTTATAAAATTAAACCTAGCTGGTTTTAATTGTTTTAATAATGTAGTTGCATCCCAGTTGTATTCAACATTTTCTTTTAGTCTATAATCCGAACTAGTGTTATAGTTTACACCACTACCATCATCTTTATGTGTTATTGAACCTACCGAACCACCACCATCACCAAAATTAATAAAAGTAGCAGAAGTAGCTGGGTCTTGGTCTCTTAAAAAACATTTTAAAACAGTATTACCAATACCACTTGATACATCATAATCTTCTATAACAACAGTTCCATCAGGTGTTGAATTTCTTCCAAATACTGCTGCATGGTTATATGTGTTATGAGCAAAAGAATATGTACCACTATGAGCTCCAAGACCATTATCAACATGTAGTGTTCCATTAGAAGTAAGACGCATAAATTCATCTTGTTGACCACCATTTATTCTACATTTAAATTTTAATTCTCCACCATAGTTTCCTGATGTTCCATCTGCTTTCGATGCTTCAATAGAGGCAAAACTTGTAGTAGTTCCATTACTTAAATATGCACCTGCAAAATTTATAGAACCACCTACACCTGCCGCCATTGATGCAGTATCAGTAATTGTCATATTACCTTGTGGTATTTGAGCTACAAAACTTTTAGCACCAAAAATTTGTATTTTACCACCTTCAGCTGAACCAGAAGAAGCACCTACTATAAGATTTCCATTAGATTCAAGAACCATTCTATCTGCAGCAGCACTTTCATCTTTAAATACTAAATCACCACTACTAGTTTTTATTACGTAATATCTGGAACTATTTTGTAAACCAATTCCTAGTTCTGAACTTGCAGAATTTGAACCAAGATGTAATAGTGAAGTAGGGTTTGAATTAGCTATACCAACATTACCACCTTTTGGATTAAGTGTAATTGGATATCCATTATTATATGGTGTGCCATAAGTATCTAGCAAATAACCTGCTTGTAAATAAGAACCATACGGTGCTGATAAATAATGTCCTATTGCTAATCCATCACCGTCTGAATATCCATAAAATTTTGCTGTTGCGTTTGCTGGAGTAATTGTATCATTTCTTTGACCTAATATTTCAAGAGCAACTGTACCTGCTGTAGCTGTTCCACCATTAGCAATTCTTAAATTTTGATTAATAGTTGTTTCACCATCACTTGCAATACGCATTTTTTCAGTAAATGTAGTACCAAAAGTATTACCACTAGAACTTGTATGGGTGTAAAATGCAAGTGCTCCAGTCCAATTGTTAGCTTCTCTTATACCGTAAATTCCACCAGTGTATACATCAGCATTTTGCATGGTTATACCAGCACCTCTACCAACAGTATAATTACTTGGATTTGCTGATGAAAAAATTCCTGAGTCAAATCCTAAAGCCTGATTACCATGTGCTACATGAAGCTTTGATGTAGGTGCAGTAGTTCCAATACCAACATTACTACTATAACCTACAGACATAATTGTTGCTGGAGTCTCACCACCTGTTCGCGCAATGTTAAAGTCCATTCTAGAATCAGTGTTAGTGTTCCAATAGTTTAAAATTTGATTACGATAATTATTAGTACTATCATAATTAAATTGTATACCTTCTCCTTGTGAAGAACCAATACTTAAGTTTTTCTGAGGGTCTGTACTTTTTATACCAACATCACCTGAAGTATTAATACGTACTCTTTCTCCTCCTGCTGTATTAAATGCCATTTGGTTTGCTGCAACTTCAGTTATATAAGTATCATTTCCACCATCTAGATAGAATTTTTTTGTTGGTTGAATATGTAAATCATCATCTATTCTTACATCTCCAACTACATGAAGTTTTTCAGCTGGACTTGTTGACCCAATACCAACATTTGCATTAGCATTTAAATGTAAAGCTACTGTAGCAGCTGCTGCGCCTTCTGAAGGCATATCAGTTAAAAATTGTAAATGACCTTCTCCTCCTGACGGACCAGCAATTGCTTTAATAGATGCCATAATACCAGCTGTATTATCAGTTGTATCTCCACTATGAAAATCTATTTGTCCAATCGTGTCTCCAGCTGAACCTTCGCCTGTTCCTGAAAGTCTTAATTTTGGTGGAGATGAAGCAGTGACACCACTTAAATCTAAAAGAGCTCCTGGTGAAGTGGTTCCTATACCAACCTTATTACCATTTGTAATAGATAATACATCAGTTGTACCAGTTTCATTTCTAATAATAAATGTTTCGTTGCTTGTACCAAGACTATATGCTCTGGCAACACCTGTTTCATCACTTAAAGTAAGTTTAGGATAAGAAGCTGCATTTAAATGTAATAAAGTTGAAGGAGATGTAGTTCCTATACCAACTTTTCCTGAACTATCTACTAATAAATCTGTAAGGCCTTCTCTACCAATTCTAAAATCATCCTGGTTTACATCGAGTCTCCAAAAATTATAAGTACCATCATGGTCAGCTGCCATTTCTAATCTTATTTCACCACCTTCATTATTTCCTGTGGCTCCACCTGCAACAGTAATTGTTCTATTAGCTGCATCTGCTGTACCAACTCTTAAATCTCCTGTCATTGTTCCACCAGCTAATGGGAATTTAGATGCTATTGCGTTTGTGACTGTGGTATTAAAATTGGCATCATCATTTAAAGCTGCTGCTATTTCGTTGAGTGTATTTAAAGTTGAAGGAGCTGAATCAATAAGACCAGAAACAGCAGTAGTCACATAAGCTGTACTTGCAGCTGATGTATCGTTATCCGAAGCACTTTGTGTAGGTACATTTATATTACCATTAGTATCTACTACTATGTCTGCTAATCTTCTTGCTTTTGAATATGCCATATATCTATTTATCCCTTAAGAGCTTCTATATCAGCTTTTAAATTATTTATTTCTGTATTAAGTTCTTGTATTGCTTTAGTCAAAAGAGGTATTAATTTACTATGGTCTACGCCTTGATACTTAGGTCTTGTTTGTTCATTATCTTCATCATCTGTATAAGTTTCAATTTCATCTTTTTCTCCTACTACTGCTTCTGGTACTATGTCTGATACTTCATGAGCCAAGAACCCATCAACCAATGTATTAGTATCATCACTAATCCAATTAAATCTAACTGGTTTAAGTTGATTTAATCTAGTGATAGCTTCCCAAGTATAATCTACATTTTCTTTTAATCTATAATCTGATGAAGATACATAAGAAACAGAATTTGTACTTCCATTACAAGTAATTTGTCCACAATAATCAGCACTACCATCTCTAAAAACTATAGCTCCTACATTATTATTTCCACTACTACCTGTTAAGATAGTCATAATATCACTAGTAGTAGTTCCTTGAAATGTCACTAATGATGATGCTGATGTAGTGCCGTACATTAAATAGCCACTTGAATCAATACGCATTTTTTCTGAAAATGATGAACCAGTATTAAATGTGATACGCCCAGCGTCTAATGATAATTCTGCACCTGTGCTTGCAACTCCATAACCACATCTAATTGTCATTTGTGTCAAACCACTATTATCTGAGTGAATAAAATTATTGGCCATTTTTATTTCAGAATCATCACCCGCTAAAACTAAGTTAGTACCACTACCACCTAGTCCTGCACCACTATAAGAATATTTATCAGCTGAACCTGTACTAATTCTAGCTATCTCAGAACCATCTTGTGAAAATATATGAGCGTTTCCTGTAGCTCCATATCCAATATTCATTGTACTTGAGTTATCTCTTAAAGAAACTATACAATTAGCATCAGTACTTTCTCCATATAATACATTATCACCTGTACCAGCTTTAATTGAAAGTACTTGACCATCGTATCCAGCATTATCAGCACCCATTGCAATTCCACCATGATGGTTAATTTGCATGTGATGAGCAAAAGTACTATCGTCTCTAGTATAGAATTCTAATCTTCCTTCTTTAGCACTTACATCAGACCAAACACTTTTAATTGATGCAGCATAAGCTGAATTAGTACCTGAATAATAACCACCAAAGTTAATTACACCATTTACATCTTCATCTGCTGGACTTGGACTATAATGTAGTAAGTCCACCTGAGCTCCACCAGCTCCTGAGTTAGTTGATTCGACTCTTATTGCATCACCATCACCATTTAAGTGTAAAAGAGCATTAACACTGGTGACACCTATACCTAATTTTCCATTTGAATCAAGACGCATTCTTTCTGTTGTCGTGTCATTACCAAATCTTATATCATTTCTTGCTCCAATATATGCTACACCAGTAGTATCTTTTAACTGTAATCTTACTTCTGTATCTGTACTTTCAAATCTAGTATTATTATTTGAAGAACCTGAGTTTACATGTAATTCAGTACCAGGCGAGTTTGTGCCTATACCAACACGCCCGTTAGTACCATCAACATAAATTCTATCATCACCACCAGCTCTTACTAACCAAGCATCGTCTGTAAATCTCATATAAGTATTAGTATCATCATTATGATAAATATATTCATTAATACCCATATCACCTGCAACATCTAATGTATAAGTTGGACTTGCAGTTCCTATACCTACACTACCAGCAAAAAAGCCTTCACCATTTGCTCTTACTAAATGTTTTATACCTGCTGTATCTCTTGCATATACAAAATAATCAGTAGTATTGTTTGGTGCTGCTCCATCATATGTAAGACCTAAAACTGAAGCTCCAGCTGATGTTTGTTGTTGTAAAATTTCAGCAGCAAATGCTCCAGTCCTTGCAAGTGTATGCGCTGACCTAGCTCCTACAGATGTAGTTCCTGCTAGTAATCTACCTGAAGTGTCTATGGTTGCTGCTGTAGAACCATTTGTTTTAATAGTTAAAGGATGATTACTATATGTTCCTACAATACCTGTTCCTGTATCAGATAAAACTCTTGTATCTGCTTGACCTGACATCTGAATACGCATTTGTGTCGTAGAACTACCAGCTATATCTAAAGCTACAGCTGGACTAGCTGTTCCTATACCAATATTTCCAGAGTTATCCATTACAAAGGCTGATGCAGGTGCATTTTCATGTATAGAAATCATGGTAGCACTATCTGTTGAATTTGTTATATGTAAACCGTTTTGACTATTTGCTGTACCTGTACCTAATAGAAAATCATCAAAACTACTTCTCTTAAATTTTAAGTGAGTTCCAGCAGCTGTAATATCCAGAGCACCTGTTAAACTACCACCTGCTAAAGGTAATTTAGCTGCTATACTATTTGTGACAGTTGTGCTAAAGTTTGCATCATCACCAAGAGCCGCAGCTAATTCATTAAGTGTATTTAAAGTTGAAGGAGCTGAATCTGATAAATTTGCTAATGCCGTAGTGACATAAGCAGTTGTAGCTAATTTAGTACTATTATCTGAAGCGCTTTGAGTAGTAGCAGTTGCTGCACTTGGTATTGCAACAGCACTATCTAATAATTTTACCTTTGTGACCATATTATCCCTCTAATTCCTTTACTCTTGCTTCTAATTCTTGTATTGCTTTAACTAATATTGGTACAAGTTTTTCGTATTTAATACCATATTTTGTTCCATCATTTGTTAAATCAATTACTAAGTTTGTTTCATCTTCTTTCTTATATCCAGCAGCTACTTCTAAAGCTTCAACTTCTTGTGCTTTAAATCCTAAATCTAATTGTGCATCTTTATGTGTACCATCATTTGTAATACTATTTAAATCTGTATCTGGATTTAAATCCCAATCTACATACTTATGTCTTTTATCCCATCTAAATGTATATGGTTTTAAAGATTTTACAAAATCTAAACCTATATTTAAATCTGTAAAATCAGTTTTATCTCTTTCGTCTGATGTACTAATAGAACTTGTTTCACAATATAAATGAGTAATATCTCCATTACCTAAAACAATTCTATTACTTACACCAACTAATTGACCACCAGGAGAACCTGCTTTACCAGCAGAATAACCAAGGGCTGAGTTATTTGACCCTGTCACATTACCTAAAGCGTTTGAACCACATGCAGTATTATATTGTCCGGTTGCATTATCCTCTAATGCATCAACACCAAGTGATGTATTATATTGTCCTGAAGTTGTACTTAATGAAGCTCTTACACCAATAGCAGTATTATTATGTCCATTATCAGCACAAGCTTGTAATGCCATACTTCCTACAGCTGTACAACTTCCATTATTTCCTGCAGTCACTAATGCACGGTTTCCAACTGCTGTATTGTGGTCATTACCACTAGCACTATACAAAGCTTGATATCCTAAAGCAGTATTTCTACTACCACTTGTATTTGTGTACATTGAAAAAGTACCTAAAGCAACATTATAATTACCATTTAAAACATTCATACCAGCTCTATAACCAAGACCAGTATTATTACTACCAGTTGTTATGTCTTCCAATGCCTCATATCCTACTGCAACGTTTGCATCACCACTATTTGCTTGTACAACATTAAGTGCTCCATAACCTATTGAAACATTACCAGCACTATCAGTAGCTGTAATATTTTTACATGATATTTGTCCATTAGATAGAAAAACAACATGGTCTGTACCATTTACTCTAAATGCCATGGTATTATTATTGTGTCTATATTCTATATAACCTGGATAACGGTCAGTGCCTGATGTACCATCACCAAAGTATAAAGCTCCTACACTTCCAGTACCAGAATAAAATTGCATTGATGAATGTCCTGAACCACTACCAACTTGTATTTTTGGTGAACTAGTTAAAACATCTAAGTTTGTAGAACTACCAACTAATAAATCACCGCCAGAATCAATACGCATTCTTTCTGAACCATTGTTATAAAATTCAATGTTTCCATTTTCAACATTTTCTATTTCTAAATTAGTTCCAATAGCACCAATTCTCATACCATCTGTTGTGCCTGTTCCTGTTGAAGAATTTTGTAATATTAATCTAGATATTGTTCCTGAACTATTGACTGCTAAACCAGTGCCATTAGGAAAAGGCGAAGAAGTTGTGCCTATTAATACATTCCCTGAAGAATCAATACGCATTCTTTCTTGTCTGCTGTTAGACCCAGTACAGAATGAAACACCATCATAAGCATTTATTGATATACCATCAGCTGAACTACCATCATGGTCATATGCTAAAATAGAGTGATTGTACTTATTTGAACTTGAAAATCCTTCTCTAAAAAATATACCCGTTTCACCACCCCCACTGAAAGCGTCAATAACTACCGAACCTTCTACGTGTAGTTTTTCTGTAGGAGAAGTTGTTCCTATACCAAGATTACCTGAAGAATCAATACGCATCCTTTCTGAACCATTTACAGTTGCAGCTAAATGTGAGCTTCCTGCATTAATACTTATGCTTGAACCTGAATAAGCTGTAATTGCATCAGTAAATAAAGTACCACTTTGAACGTAAGAGTTACCCACAACATGCAATGGTGCTGAAGGACTTGAAGTTCCAATTCCAACTCGCCCTGAAGAATCTATACGCATTCTTTCTGTATTAACAGTATGAAATTCCATGTGAGTTCCTGAATCTTCTGCACGCAGTTTTAAAGAGCCATCAGAATGTATTTGTGCAGGATTTGCAGCAGTTGTATTTCTAAAAAATATTGTTCTAGTTGTGTTTGCAGTTCCATCAAGCCTTAATAACTCTGCATCTCCTTGCAAAGATAATAAAGAAGCAGGAGTTGCAGTTCCTATACCAACATCTCCAGAACTACTAATAAACATTCTCCTAGTACCACTGGTTTTTAGTGAGAATGCATGAGCAGTTCCTGTACCAATTTCCATATCAGTAGTCGCATCAACATATCTAATATCTCCTGATACTGCGCCACCACTTCTTGCAAATCCTAAAAGAGCAACATTATTACCCGAACCGTATGAACCTGTTAAATTTAATACTGTATCTCCGCCAATAGAATTTACAATTGATAATGGATTATTAAAATCAAATTCTCCATTTGATTCATCCCATAACATTGAGGCATTTGAACCATCTATAATTATACCGGAACTTCCTGAGTTGGATTCGGTTTGTCCTTTACCTAATGTGATTGTTTTATCTGTGACATCTAAGTCTGTGACTGAAACACTATTAACATCACCAGTTATATTTAAGTCACCACTTAATGTTAAGTCTGTAAACGAGCCCGCGCCTGCAGACGTGATACGTTCTGTACCACCTACACTTAAACCATGTTTTACTTCGAAATTTTTATTTGCCATTTACGTTTTCACTCTCCAACGTTTATACTATTTATACAGGAATGGCTGTTGAAACAACCCTAGCTGTCAAACTACTATTACTTCCAGGTGTTAATTGTAATAATATATTACCACTTGAAATTGTAGCACTTAATGTACCAAGTACAGCATTATCAAATAAAGTACCATACTCTGTTATGTAAACTGTAGAACCATCATGAATTAAATTAATTTCAGTTGAATGGTAATCAGTTCCTTGTGTTAGTTGAACTAAATATTTTACTGTTCTATATGTTGCAGCTGCATGTGTTGCAATAGTTGTAGCACTTGTAGTTGTCATTGTTGTTGACGTTATCTCTGAAGCTTGTAAGCCACTAAACATATTAACATTATCAATTGACGCAACAGCTGGTTGATTTACTTGCGCAACTTGTGGTATGACAACTTCTATACTATGTCCATTTACAGGAGCAGTAGCAAATGTTAATGTTGTACCACTTACTGAATATACACTTTTCTCTTGATATACACCATCTAAATATACAAATGTATTATTCTCATTCATTGGTGCTACAGATAAAGTAAATGTAGTATCAGTTCCATCACCAGTAAATTCATCAACTGTATGACCAGCTCCTACAATACCATTTTGTATTATATGTACAACAACTTCAGCTCCACTTGCAGGAGCACTATCTAAAGTTAATGTTGTACCACTTAATGAATATGAATTTTTATTTTGATATGCACCTTCTAAAAATACAATTAAATTATCTTCACTTTGTGGTGTGACACTTAAAGTAAATGCTGTAGTACTTGCATTTGATGTTGTGAATAAATCTGTTGTGAATGGACTAACTGATGTGCTACTTGAAAGAGTAATTGTATCTGACCCAGCTGCAGTTGTAATGGTCATACCTGTACCAGCAACTAATGTAAGTGTATCGTTTTCTTGGTCTGCAACTACATTACTTTGTCCTGAAACTGCTATAGTTCCAAAGGCATCACCACCTCCACCAATTGCTCCCCATGCACCTGCGGCATATCCTTCAAATTGACTTGTAGTTGTATTATATCTTAATTGACCTAAAGCTGCCGTTGGTCTTTGAGCTGTTGTACCATTTGGAACTCTGATTGCATCTGTTAATGAACCAACATCTAAACTAACTGCGGGTGTAGTAGTTCCTATACCAACATTTCCGCCAGATAAAATAACTAAATGAGTTGCATCATTACCAGCACCTAATTGTAAATTACCAGAACTTTCTCTATTATAAACAAATGCGGTATCACCAGATTTTGAAATATGTAAAGCATCACTGGCTGTGCTACCATTATCAGCATCAGTAATATATAGTATACCACCGCCTGAAGCACCAGCTGCTCCTTCAATGTGTAGTTTACCTTGAGGTGATGAAGTTCCAATACCAACATTGCCGTCTGGCTGTATTCGCATGTGCTCTGCATCTGTTTCACCAAATGCAATTGGGTCGCCAACAGTTGACCTAAATTGAAAAGCACCACCTTGATAATTAATATAACCTCTATCAGTATTTGCACTTCTTTCAATTATTAATCCTTGTGTTAAACTGTTATCTACAGAAGTTTTAATATGTAAGTCTGCCGCTGCAGTAGGAGTGTTTAGTCCTATACCAACATTATTTTGTGATGCATCTACAAAGAAAGTATCTGTATCAACTGTGAAATCTCCATTAACTGTTAAACCATCTACATCATCAACCGTTACGTTTCTACTTCCAATAACTACTTCAATTGAAGTACCATTAGCTGGAGCAGTAGCAAATGTTAATGTTGTACCACTTACAGAGTAAGTACCTTTTTCTTGATATACACCATCAATATAAACTTGTGTATTATTTTCATGATTTGGATTTGCTGCTATTGTAAATGCTGTAGTTGTACCATCACCAGTTAATTCACTTAAGTTTGAATCACCAAATCCTAAGACTTGAGTGTATGCATTAATTTGTAATATATCACCACTGCTTGCTGCATTTACTAATACAACTGATGACCCAGTAGTAGCTGTAAAGTCTGTAGTTGGTCTTAATTTAACACCATTTAAAAATACATCTATTGCACCAACTGTATAAGATAAGGTATTACTATTTGCATCATTTCCAGTAAATGTTGTTGTGGAACTACTTGGTGCAAATAAAAATTGTGTAAGTATACCACTTTGACTTCCACCACTTGAAGCAAATGTTATTGTATCTGTACCAGCACTTGTAGTTATGGTCATACCAGTTCCAGCAGCTAAAGTAAGTGTATCTGTTGCTGAATCTGCTACAACGTCGCTTTGTCCAGAAACAGAAATTGTTTTAAATACTTCTCCACCACCGCCTGGAATAGTGACAGTTTTTGTAGCACCTGAGCCAGTTGCTGTGACACCAGCACCGACAAAGTTTAATGTTTGTGCTGCAGTAGATAATGCTGAACCTTCATCCTGTACAGTAATTTCTCCACCAGATACAGTAATTGTTTTTGTTGCACCTGAACCAGATGCCGTAACGCCTGAACCAACAAAGTTTAAAGTAGTAGCTGCAGTAGATAATGATGAACCTTCTTCTTGAACTGTTATTGTTGAACCACCTGCTGCGGCAATAGTGACTGAATCTGCTGATGCATCAGTTGTAAGTGTAATATTTGAACCAGCAACTAAAGTTAGTGTATCACTATTAGAATCTGCTGCTACGTTTGATTGTCCACTTACTGCAATTGTTCCAAATGCGTTTCCACCAGCTGATATAGAACTAAATGATAGATTACCAGAACCATCTGTGACTAAAGCTTGTCCACTTGAACCATCACTTGATGGATATGTTAATGAAGCAATTGTTGCGCCAGGTGCTGTGATTGCATGTGAAAAATCAAACTCATCATCACTAGCATCCCATAGTAATGTAGCATCATTTGAAGCATCAACTGCATCTTGAATTGTAATACCTGCACCATTAGCTGAGCCTGATGTATCTCCTGAACCTTTATTTAAAGTTATATTTTTATCTTCTACATCTAATGTAGCTGTATTTAGAGTTGTTGTAGTTCCGTCGACTGTAAGATTACCACTTACAGTTAGATTGTTTGCTACAGTGACATCACCAGCATTGGTATAAAACATTGTAGTTCCACCACCACTTGTTTTGAATGATAAACCATTGGTGTCTCTTGCAAGAATTTCTCTTGTAGCAATATGATTTGAATTACTACTTAATGTAAGATTACCACCGATAACTAAATTACCTGATATATCACCTGCACCATCAATATCTAGTGAATCACCTTTTACTTCACCAGTGACATCTATACCAACATCAGTTGTTTCAAACTTTTTACCTGCATTATAATAAAGTTCAACTGCACCACCAGCTATAAATGAACCCATAGTATTACCATTAGAGGTTCTTCTTATATTTACTCTATCTTGTCCATCAATTAAAAGATTACCTGTTCCTGTATCTTGTATTCTACTATCTGAACCATCATGATAGATTTTTAAATCTTCACTTGTACCTATTAAATGTCGAACATTATCGCCAAGTTTTAAATCTTTAAAAGATTGATTTACTTCTGCGCTTCCATTAATTTTAAAATATGCTGTTTGGCCACCACTTCCGTCATCTGACTCAAATATAATATCAGCATCATCTACACTTTGACGAAGAATAATATTTCCGCCAGTAGAACGAATTACATTGTCTGTACCATCATGAGAAATTTGCAGGTCATTAGAAGCACCAAAGTTAGCCTTTACAGAATCACCATGTCTTGTAGGTTGTCCAAATTTAGTAACACCAAG